CCATATAGTCTTCCATGGACCGGGTGGGTCAGGCAAACGGTACGTTCTTAATCACCTTATAGACGGGATCTATGCCGGGAAAGCTGCCGTGAAGAAATATGTGCGATATATCAATTGTGCCCACAACAAAGGTATTCGCTTTATTCGAGATGAACTCAAGTTCTTTGCAAAGATGATAATACACCATAATGATGGGAACATATTCAAAAGCATCGTCTTGTTCAATGCTGATAAACTGACAACTGATGCCCAATCAGCCCTACGCCGCTGCATCGAACAGTTTAGTCATACAACACGGTTCTTCATCGTCATAGAAGAGCAAAGTAAGCTCTTACGTCCCATCCTCTCACGATTCTGTAATGTATATGTTCCTCTACCTGTTATCGATGGTGCTCCCTGTAGCCTCCACGTATATAGGAAGAATGCTATTGAGGACGGATACACTGTTGGTGGGCAAGCATACCGCTGGCTGAAAAGGCACATCGGAAAACGAGCTAATTATTCCAGCCTTCCACAATGTGCTGCCTTCGCAGAGAGCTTGTATGAAAGGGGGTATTCAGCAATGAACCTTCTCGACATGATAGAGAATGACAGTCATATCCAGCCGAGGAGGAAGGCTACCCTTCTGGTATATTTCGATCAGATAAGAAGAGAATTTAGAACTGAGAAATTACTGATGCTTCTCATGATAAACTTCGCCTATATGCGTCCGGAACTTGATTTAGAAAATATTCAATGAATCTAAAATGGATGACTATAATGCAGCTATACTGACCGAGGCAAAGAATGAATACTCAGTAAGTCTAGTCAATATACTCACACCACTTATCATTGAAGGGTTCAAGTCAATATTTAAGGAAGCCTGGGGGCTGTGTATCGCCAATGACGAGAGAGAAAAGTACCTGATGACATTTCAAAATTTCCTGACTAGGGTCCCAAAGTGGAACCAAGAGATCATAGATGAGGAAACTAAGCGGATCATCCAGAAAAGTGGTTGTAACTACCTCGAGGATTTGCTTACCTGCGTTCATATTACACAACTCAAGATTCTCACGAGTATTCGTGTTGCCAGTAAGCAGAAAAAGGTCGATATCACCATACCACGACTATCAGACTTCATCCACAAAACCTACATACAATGTGCCCGCAAGCTATACAGCAACGTATATCTTTTTGAGGTGGACATAACACAGCTTCAGAAACAAAAGAATCTGCGAGAGTGCGAACTGATTTGTAAAGAATGTCTATTGAATGTTGTTAGATCTAACATGCCGGTAGAACAGATTCTGAGAGCTTACCTAGACGAGACCACAGAAGAAGAGGTCGTTGAAGAGAGTGTTACCGAGAAGGCAAAGGAAGGCTCCGAGGAAGAAGGGAAGATCGATTCCGCAGGAAAGGACGAAGAGAAGAAGGAAGGGGAAACCGTCGCTGTCGTCAAAAAGGTATCTGATACTAGCAAACCAGCCGAAAAGACAGCGGAATCGCCGGAGACAAAAACAGAGGACACAACCAAGAAGGTAGGAGAAACTATCAAACAAATCACTGCTGACACAGTTACGGCAGTAGTCCCACCTACTCAGGGCGAAGGAAATATCCGGTTAGAAGTTGAGACTGAGAAGTCCGTCGATGCTGCTCCCCCTCCAGCCAATACCGATCCTAAGGAGTCCCCTCATCTTACCTTCAGTGATAAGGACGGTGTGGTGGACTATGACACTCGGACTGGTGCCGTCAGCCCGCCGAAGACAGTAGAGGCTCCAAAAACCATTGATCGTCTAGAGGCTATTAGCACAATGCGCCATAAACAACGGGCGCGAGAGGAAGCCGAGGAGGAGGATGAGGATGCACCAGAGGAAAAGATTAAGATACTTACAGATGCTCCATCTCTCAAACTAGATGCTTTAGATGTTCAGGTCTTAGGAGAGGACATCAATCTGAAAGATAAGCCTGTTTTGACAGGTGTAGAGGTTCTGGCCACATAAAGCGCGGAGGATCCGGGACAATTGTTTTTGCCAGTACAGTAATGGGCACTTCTATCTTCATAGTGGCTCTTGCCGTCTCCGCCATATATCTCCTCTTCAAATTTCTCGAGATGCGCTTTATTCTGAAGGAGAACAAACCTCTCAAGATCCTGATGCGCGATACCGTTCTTGTCTACCTGAGTGTCGTTGCAGGTCAGTTTGTCTTGGACCAGCTGACCCCGCTCAAGAAACTTGTTGGCGATCCCGATGTGTTCACGGATTCTCCCGACTTTTAGGCACATTCCTCCAGTACTCATAGAATGTAGAATTTAAGTACTCCCGGTGTAGCATGGCAACGTGTCAATGTCGATAAGTTTTGGCTTCCGGGGCAGCTTCTTCCTAGTAGCTACATAGCGGTTGAATACCGGATGTATGACTTGGGCCTTTGGCGTATGCTTATGTACTGTCCTCGCTATCATCTTATACAGCTTGAAGTCCGGATACCGCTCCTCACCATTATTCTTGTAGAGAATGTTGCGACCCTTGTCGTCCATACACCAACTCTTGATTAGTGCAGCTATCGGCTCTCCTATCAGTCCATCAGCAGGGTCCTCGATAAAGTAATCATATAGAGAGCATCCAAGTCTACATAAGTCAAAGCTTGGGTTAGGCTCAAGCCGTGGTTTGTTGGGGTTTACATAGGGTTCGCAGTTATACTGCGAAGCAGCGTCCCCCTTAGGATGGTAGCTATCTGAGCAGATCGTGTGCCCCTTATACTTGTAGATTGCTCTTCCGAAGTCAATGATCTTGAATAGCCTCCCATAAGTAGGCACTTTATAGTACCTACTTTCGAACCTATAGTAGAGAAAGGGCTTCTCTGTCGGGCGAAACATGATATTGTTGGTATGTAAATCGTTATGTGTAAAGTTGAACATCTTCTGGTAAGCAAGGAGAGTCATAATCACTTGCATCAAGCAGGATCGCCATTCGTCATCATCCATCTCTTTTTCCTCGGCCAAAAGGCTATCGAGTGTGTCCTCCATCGCTTCTAGGCAGATGACTTGGACAGGGAAGTCATAGAGTGTGGCTTGTAGTTCGATGTCAGAGCCGAAGGAGGAAAGGCTGTCAACGGACTCTGTATCACTGATACTAAGATTATTGCGGTCTTCATTATCGCTCTCTAACTGTGCATCCATGGAGCCGGCGGTAGATTCATTGTCAGAGGCAGAAGTATGAGATGAGCGAGATGAGCATAAAGAATCCGTCCGGCGAGAGCTTGGTCCTCTATATTCCGACTCAAATACAAGCTCTTGGGTGGGTGCCACGACATCGGTTGATTGCTCAGGGCTGAATAGCCCCTCAAACTGGTCCTTGGGAAGTTCTGCCGCTTCAATATTGGCTGCGGTGAGGCCTATAGCTAGTTTCCGTTTATTATGGCGGGTAGAGCCTTCTGCCAGAAGCATCTGATCGAATTCGGCTAGTTCAAATAGGCGTCCTTCATTCTCCCTATAGTAATCCGATTCTAGAATGTACTCAAGGTCATCGACGGCATTGAAAAGGAACCTTTTCTGCACTCCTAGAAAGGACCCGAAGAAGTCTATTGCGTTGGTAACATTATGGCGATGATATGCCTGACTTGTCAAATAGGAGAAAAATGCATCTACATAAGCTGAATTGTTTGGGTCACAAACTTTCCGCTGAGCAGGACCTTCTCCATCGGCTCTGGGCATAGCTATGCGCTCTTCCTCAGTCAAATCGTTGTACTTCCCAACCATGTATTTTACGGGATCTAAGAGAGGGCTGAACTTCAGGAAGACCTTCCTCTTTAAAGGTTCGGCTGCGCCGGAAACTCGACAGTCATATCGGGCACGACCTGTCCTTTCTGTAAGGTTCATGAGGTGAAATCTGTGGTTAAGATTGATGAGTTCCACCCCCGTCTGGCCAAAAAAGTTCTTGCGCGATATCAGCTTCAAGGCCAACGAGACTCATGGACCTGTAATCGTTTTGGTGGGCCGGCGCGACACAGGGAAGAGTTTCCTTGTCCGTGATCTTCTCTACTATCATCAGGACATCCCCATAGGGACGGTTATCTCAGGAACTGAAGTCGGTAATGGCTTCTATGCAAAAATGGTTCCTAGACTCTTTATTCATGAGGAATACAATACAGCTGTTATCGAAAACATCCTTAAACGTCAGAAAATGGTCATTAAACAGATCAAAAGGGAAGTGACCGCTTATGGGAGGTCAAATATTGATGCACGGGCCTTTGTGATTCTAGATGACTGTCTATATGACAACAGTTGGGCAAGGGAGAAGTTGATGAGACTCCTCTTCATGAATGGAAGACATTGGAAAATTATGCTTGTTATCACAATGCAGTACCCCCTTGGGGTACCTCCCAATCTGCGGACTAATATTGACTACAGTTTCATTTTGAGGGAGCCGTATTTGGCAAATAGGCGGCGAATATATGAGAATTATGCGGGTATGTTTCCCACATTTGAGTCCTTTTGTCAGGTT